CATATAGAAAATGTAATTAATAATATCTTTTTTATCTTGAGTAGTATAAGGATTCTTGGGGTCTTCTCTAGGAGTGCCTGCTTTTGCTTGTCTTTTGGAAGCATCTCTTATATTCTGTGGTACTTCTCTTTCCTTTGCACGTTTCATGGCATTTGCTTTGTTGATAGCATCATTTCTCTTAACAATATCACTTAGTTCTTCCATAATCTCATCAGGTGTTAGAGTTAACATGATGTCTTTAATCTCTTCTTCACTTAATCCTTCATCAAGTAATTGACCTTTTACGATGTCGAATAGGTCAGCACTTGAATTTATATTTGCGGTAGGAGCTGTCAATTGACCAGTTTTAGTTATCTTGTTAGAACCACCATCATCACCTTGAAGTATCTTTCTTTTCATTTCATCTTTAACATCATCTCCTACACCCTTACCAATATTTTTCATTGTATCACCCATGCCTTTTGTTTTATCTTTTGCAATATTTGATACTTTACCAAGTGCATCAGATGCCTTTGTCATGCCTGTCTTGGCAACACTTTTTAGACCACTAGCTGCGCTTTTAACTGCACCCATACCCTTTACCGCTGCCGCCTTTCCAGCACTTGCAAGTCCTTTACCAGCAGCCGCAGCGACTTTACCAGCACCCAACATTCCTTTTAAAAGCCCTGCACCTAATGTGGCAATAGTTCCAGTAACTGCTATTTCATTTAACTGTTCTTCAGTTAAGTGAGACATTACTTTATACGCATCCTTTTCTTCATATCCCTCTGCAACAAATACACCTGACACAACATCAAATAAATCTACTTCTTCTTTAGCAGTCTTAGCAGCGTTTGCAAAATCCTGTGATGAAGGTGCGCCCTTAGCACCCTTCTTACGCATCTTTCCGCCACGTTTTCTCTTTGCGTGAATGTTAGCATAAAGACCAGCACCCTCCTTTATTTCTTCATCTTCATGAGGAATTGTATTTCCATCTTTATCTTTTTGATGATGTTCATTTATAACTTCTTCTTTCTTATCATACATTGACTTATAAGCGTCCGCCAAAGCATTAGGAGATGGAGCAGTTCCATACTGAGGTCTACTCAAATCCTCTTTTTTCTTCTCACCAGAAGGTATCATACCACTGGAAATCATGTCTTTTGCAACTCTATGATCCATCTTTATTTCAGAATTTAGAACTATTTAGTCATGCAACCAACTCAATAAACTCACTGAGAATCTTTTTGTTCATCTTTTTACCCTTGAGACTCTTACCGAATGCACGTTTGATCTCTGCTTTGGTTGCATCTTCTTTGACTTCAAACTCATCATCACTTGCAAGTGCAGTTGTAGATAATCCAAAGTAAGTATCATATGCGGATGACTTGATTGAAACAGATCTGTTCTTCTTCCAACCCTTCATGATTTTGTTATACTCTTCATCTGTCCATCCATGATAGCGACGAATAAATGATCCAGCATCACGAGAAGCTAGAAGACGAATACCAATAAAGTTTACGGACGGAAATGTATCTTTGAGATTGTCAAGTAAAACTTCAGTGAATCCAAAAGTAGAATCCTTGACACGGTATGTTTTACCAAGTTTACGATCACGAAGAAATGTGCCAGACCAGATAGCAGCTCTACCCATATATGGTTCATCTTCCCAGTGACGTTGAACCTCATTATGAAAAGAAGGTGTGTAAGCTTCACCATCAGTAAGAACAACACATTGAACTTTCTCAACCTTATTGTCTTTTTTGAACTGAGGAATAATTTGATGTAAACACATCAAAGACTCATCTAATGGTGTACCTGATAGACCCATACCGATAGGAACTTGGAATCTATCTCTATCATCCCAAGAAACATGAGAGTATCCAAATCTAGTCGCCATACGATAGATGTTTCTCATTTGATGATCTAGAGTTCTAACATTGACCTTAGATGTGAATAGATTCATAAGACTGAATGATTCTTCAATGCAAACTATATTGTTCTTTGCTGTATAACGTGACTCCCTCATATTGTGATAGGGATGACAGTTTGTGAAAGCATAAACATCAAATGGAATCTGAACCTTACGACAAAACCAGATTAGATTGTATAACTGTTTGATTGTATCTTTCATGATGTAAGACATTGAACCAGACCAATCAAGAATGAATACTAATCCATGATTCTTACCATCAGGTAGAACTGTAACTTTCTTGAAGATATCCTCACAGTATTGATATGTGTGAAGTTTTGACATATCAAGCATTCCTGTTCTTGCAGTTGCAGCACGAGCATATGCAGATGCTGATTTCTTCATCTCAAACTCTTTGACAAGATAATTAACTTCTTTTCTTGCAGATACTCTGAACTCATCAAACTCTTTATCAGCATTGAAAAAATCTGATGCTGTATTTTCACGCCACTCAAAATCAATATTCTTATGAATGAACCAGTTAGGAATGATAACTTTGTCAAGGTCTAAGTCATTTGGTTTCTCAACATAGAGTGTCTCACGACCAGCTTCATTTACTAAATCCTTGAGTGACTCTTCAAGATTCTCAACAGTTTCAGCCTTTGGTTCGTCACCAAGAGTGATACCACCTTTTGAGTATGCTTGGTCATCATAATCTAAACCATCATCTTCATCATCCCACTCATCTTCATTTTCAACATCAGACTTTTTTGAATCTCCTTCAGTGCCTTGAGTTGTAGTCTGATACTCTTTCTCATTGTCACCATCACCATCTTCCATCTCAACCTTTGCCTTCATCTCTTCGATCTTTTCCTGTTCCTTTTTCTTCTCCTCTAATTCTTCTTTTGCATACTCCCAGATAACTTTTGAATACTCAAGAACATCATCAAATGTTTCTGCTGACTTAATCATACTTACAAAAGTCTTTTCTTCTTCGTTGAAATCAATATCAATGAAGTTACCAATCTTGAAATATAGATTTAGTCTATCAGCAATACCCATCTCATTCACATCTATATCACTCAACTTGAAGAAATCCATTCCCTGTAGTTCTTTGTATCCATTAAAGAATGTCTTTGGAAGACCAGCATACTTTCTCTTCATCAACTTCTCAATACGAGCGTCTTCAACTATATTCACAAATGATGGTGGTATCTCTGGATATCTGTCTATCCAATCTTCACATGGAGTGAATAGTGCATGACCAACTTCATGTGCAACTAACATATCATAAACTTCACTGGAAGCCTTCTCCCATAATGGAAGAACTAGAACTCTTGTCTCTACATTAAAACTTGCAGTCTCGACTTGTTTGTGTTCTACAATCAAATCTTCTGTAGCGAGTAACTTAGCAAGTTGTGATTTAATTTCTTGTTGGATGGACATCAAAACCTCTCTTATATGTCCTAATTATAATTCCTCAGCACAAAATAGAAAGCATCATTGTGACACTAATTTAATCGTCTACACCTGTCGCATAGTCTAAAGCTCTCTTTGCAGTTCGCATCAAACGAACTCTACGCATATCATGAGTATTAGGTAGTGTCAAAGAAAATCCTAGCAATTCTCCATCTGGGTCATCTGGAAGTCCTACTGGTTGAATGAAGAATATGCCTGCGTGTGCAACACACTTCCAACCAATATCAACAAAACCTAAATCTCTTAATGCACATTCTAACTTAAGTGAGTGACATGCCTCCTCTAGTATCATGCGGATTACCGTACTTTGATTTTATTTATGTCATACGACTGAATCCTTTGACTTTCTCAAACTGTATTAGGTCTTCAAATCTATCGTGTAGAGATTGTTTATGAGATATTACAAAGACGTTTGCATCTTTGATTACATACTTTACGATCTTTAAAAATTCTTCTGTTCCAAATCCATCAAGTGAACTATCAAATACTTCATCCATAATTAATAGGTTTGTATTGACTGAGTTTTTAAATCTAGCAACCTCTCTCCATGTGAAGAGAAGCGCTAGATCGATTCTCATTTTTTCACCTTCACTGAAGGATGAATATGAGAAGTCCTCATGAATCGGAGATTGAATAGTCTCATTGAACTCTTCATCAAGTTTGAAATTAATATAGAAGTCCATCATCCTGAGATACTTATTAACCTGTTGGTTGATAAGTGGTAGATACTTTTTGATGATTTTGGACTTTACGCCACCATCCTTGAGAAGTGAGTAGGCAAAGTCATGATGTAGTATTTCTTGTTTCTTCTCTCCTAAAGAGTCATAAGTCTTTTTTAGTTTTTGGTCAAATTCAGTTAGTTTCTCATGTTCAGAATTTCTGTTTTCAAGTTGATTGGTAATAGTTTGAATTTCTGATTCAAGTTCTCTGATTTGTTTTTGATAGCCAGAGATCTTAACGTTGTTTTGAGAAATTTCATTCGTAAGTTTTGTTGATTCCTTAGTGAGTTGAATAAATTGACGTTCCCTTTCTTCTTCATTTTCTATTGCTTTTTCTAGTTCCTGATAACCAGATTGGAGTTCTTTAGCTTTTTGTTGGGCTTCGTCAAGCTTATTTAGCCTTAACTCTTCATTAATATTCTGTGTGCAAGTAGGACATACAGTATTTTTACTGAAAAACTTATGTTCTTTCTTTACAGTTGATGCCTTGTTTGATATCTTTCCCTTTAGATTTCCTAACTCCTTAAGTTTCTTACTAGCACCTATAAATGTTTCTTGTTCTTTAATTAAATCCTCAATAGTTCCTTCTATGGCTAAATTTGATATTCTACAACCTTCTGATTCAAAACTTAATGTATCTATCTTTTTTTTCTTAGACTCAATTCTATCTTTGCCTCTCTTTTCAACTTCCTCCATAAAGTTTTGTTGCATCTCTAATTTTTCTTTAAGAGATGTTTTCTTTAACTCTAGAGTTCTAACTGCATCTTTCTTATCTCTTATCTTATCACGAATAATATTATTCATCGCTGAGAATATCTTGATATCCAATAAATCTTCTATCACCTCTCTTCGATTTGATCCTGACAACTGCATGAATGGAACAAATGTACTACTACCCAATATGACGATTTGTGTGAATGACTTGTAATTCATCTTCACAACATTTTGTTCTAGCCATTTCTGTTGATCATTGGCAGCAGAAGATTGATTCATCATCTGTCCATTACGATGAATCTCAAATATATTTGGTTTGATACCTCTACGAATAAACCAATCAGTTGATCCAATTGTAAAATCAAGTTCAACTATACAGTCTTTTTCATTTGTAGCGTTTACAAGTTGAGATTTATTAATCTTACGAAATGGTTTATTAAACAGAACAAAAGTCAGTGCATCTAACATGGTAGATTTACCAGCACCGTTTGTTCCAATAATTACAGTATTGGATTTTTTATTAAGATCTATCTCTGTCCACTGATTACCAGTAGACAGCAAGTTACGCCATCTTATCTTTTTGAAACAAATCATTCTTAGGGGGAACCACGATATCGTCTGGTCTAACTATATTATACATGTAATCGTGCATTTCGCAAGCTCTCATTGCCACGAAATCATCTATCTCTATCACACTCATCTCTGGATAATCATCTTCAACTGATATTAAGTCAGCATATCTATCTGCATCATCCTCCTCTTCAAACATCAAAAGCACTTTATCTCCATCATCATTCTCGATAGAGAAAGCACCATCTTCTTCGTATCCTTTAACCGCTAAGATAAACATTACTCAACCTCACAAGCCTCCTTGTAAACGTCTTGAAGTATATTTGTGATAACAGATTTGTCGAGATCCACTTCAGACTCCTGTATATATCTATTTAATAAAGAAATTGTATCCTCAGATTCATCTGCTTCAAACTCTTCACCTTCTGTAAAATCAAAGTTCTCAACAATCTTAAGTTCTGCAAGATTTGATGAGTAAAGTTTATCAATATACTTTTCAAACTGTTTTGGGTCTGATTTTTTACGAACAATTACCTTAAGTATTTTTTGATCATACTTAGTAATATCTAACATTTGATGAGGCGTATCTTCATAGTATAAATTATGAAATAGTTGATAGGGATTGTTAACTGGTGTATGAACTAAGGTATCTGTATCAAATAAGTGAAATCCTCGATCTCTATCATTTACATCATTCCAATACATCTCATATGGATTACCTAAGTAAAATATATTTTCTTTATTTGATCTCATGTGATAATGTCCAGAATAAACTTTATCAAACTTATCAAAAATATTTGAATCCATTCCATGTTCCATGAAATGTCCACGAGTTGCCATGAAACCATTTAATTCAAGATGACCCATCACACATGGAGAATCACTTTCTTCAATCAACTCAAATGTTTTTTCTTGATTCTCAGGATTAATCCAAGGTACAAATAAAAATTTTGTTTTATCTATCGTAACTTCTTCAGCTTCTGGATATATTTTTACATTATCATATTCTCTTAGAAAAAGACCAACGCCCGTCAAATCATTTGTATTCTTATAATATGCTGTATGATTACCTATGATAGTATGAACAGTAATTCCTAATTCTGCTAACCTGTCATAATAATGATTCTTTGCCCACTCTAATGATACAAAATCGACACCTTTACGACTATCAAATGTATCACCCATATCAACGATAGTTGTAATACCTTCTTTAATTAAAGTAGGGAAGAATATATCTTCGTAAAATTTTAAAAAGTAATCGTGAAATAATTTTGAATTTTTTCTCGCACCAAAATGTTGGTCTGTAATAATAGCAATCTTCACTGATAATTCATCCTTGTTTGCACTGAGTCTTTAATTTGATTATAATCAGAACTAGTACCTGTCATATCACCATCAACAGTAAACACTTCTTCATAACCAGATCTTTCAATAATTTTAGTTTTAATCTCTAATTGTTTCTTTTCTTTTTGTATTCTTCTCAAAAATGCGTAGTGTATAATTTGTGTAAAGTAAGCAAAAGGATTCTTAGATTTTTCTGGATTAAAATTATTAATATACTGAACACAGTTCTCAATACCATCACAAACCATATCATCTTTAAACATATAGTTTACAAAGTTAGGTTTGAAAGATAAGTGAGTTGCAATCTTGAGAAAACATTCTCCAAGATAATTTGTGATACGAGGTTTTGCTTCACCTCTTTCTGCAGCCAAGGCGACCTTCTCTTTGTATTCGACGATAGCGGCGAGGAACTCTTTGTTGTTTACATAGTGTTCCGATCTTTTTCTTGCCATGAAATGTTTTGATAGTGTTCATTCATAACATTATTATACACTATTTTACAACGCTTGACAATACCCTAAAAAAGCATTACAATAACTCTGTAAGGGTTCAAAGGAAAGGATTAGCTATTCTTAAAGATCTTCTCTAGGCTCTTGCGAGCATCTTTAACATTAGATATGTAACCCATTTCTTTTGTCATTTTTGGATTTGGTTTTTCTTTAGGAGGTTCAGTTTCATAATATGCTTTTACAAATCTATTATATGCTTTAATTACATCTTCGTCAGAAACCTCACATGTAGTAATAACGTTACTCATCTCCACTATATATGTTTGTTCTCGACCTGTTTTTATCCAAGGTTCAATTTTAATAACACTCACTCCAGGCTTTCTTGTAAAATTAGAATGACCAACCATTGCAGGGCAGTCTAGGGCTATTACATCAAGTTCTGGCGAAGGTTTAATTTTTGCAATAACTTCCTCACCTGTTTTTAATTTTACAACTGCTAAAAATTTATCTGACATTTTTTTAAAGGTATCGTAAGCATTTCATAATTAAAATTTTCTTCGTTATAAATCTTAACTCTCTCCATCATATGATTTAAAGTATAGTTTTTAGAGGATCCGTATGTGATATCATCGGCAATATCAAATAGAGTTGCCTTAATTTTGTTGTCTCCTTTTCTTAAAACTCGACCTATGCTTTGTAAGTTTCGTATTTTTGATTTGTTTGGTGATGCGAATATGACGTTGTGAAGATTCTTAATGTTAATTCCTGTTGAGAAGGTGCCGTATGAGGCAATAATAATTGCATTGTCTTCTTTTTCTGTGATTGTGCGAACTTCTTCTCGATCCTCAGTATCAACGCCTCCGTGAACAAAGAAACATTTTCTGTTTTCTTCCTTACTCTTATTTATGAGATCAAAGAGAGGAAGTCCATGTGTCTCAACTCTTGTATATAAAATAAGAGTATTACCTTTTTGATCAAGAGTTAGATTTTTAATAAAGTTATTTCTCTGTGTATGTGTGATTAAATATTGTATTTCATCCTCATAGTTCTCAAATTTTCTTGCTGGATGTTTGAGAGTTAGAACTTTGATGTTTAGTTTTGATAGATATCCTTTCTTCATCAATTCGTCTGTGCGAATTATTTTATAGGTTGGGCCAAACAATCCCTCTAATACCCACTTATGTGTTTGTGTTCCATCAAGTGTTCCTGTAAAACCATATCGATATTTACAATCAAGCATCTTTGTCATGATACTGACTAGAGATTTTGATTTAAACAGATGCGCTTCATCACCAATCACTACATCAAAGTTATTAAAATACTTTCGATCTAACTTATAGATTGATTGCCATGTAGTAATTGTAACATCATAATCACTTGTCTTATCTCTTCCAGCATAGACACGATGACAATATTTCTCAACATCCCAACCATAATCTTCAAAATCTTTATACATTTGTTCAACAAGAGATGTAGTTGGAACTACAATTAGGACTCTACGGTTATGCGAGCTCGCATGATATCTTGTGATGGCATAGATCATTAATGACTTACCCGATGCAGTTGGTGATAATAATAACTTACGATTATGTCTGAGTGCATCATGAATACCCATAATCTGATATGGTCTGGGTTTATGTTTGGATATACTTTTTACATAATCAGTCACACCCTCTGGCGATATCATTTCATTCTCTTCAAGTGGCAAACCATAAAATTTACTACCTTCAAACTCATAGGTATATCCTTTTCGATTGCAAAATGATATGACTCGATCTACAAGACCAGTATAGATTTCATTCTTTCTCATATCATAAAGTCTGATCTTTCCATCCCAATACTTATTACGATATTGTGGCATAAACTTGGCGCCAGGAACTTCAAATGTAAAATGATCTGAAAGTTCATGATACACATATTGTTCTGAGTCTATTGTCACAAAGACTTCGTTTTTCTTTTTAATAATTAAGTGGGTCATGTAAATCCAGCTTGGAATTTATGCCATTCAATTGAATTTTTAATTTGATATGTACGATTCGATATCTGTTTGAGAATACTCTCTGTATAATTTATCATTACATCATAGTATTCAACTTTTAGATTTGCATCTGATACTCGATCATCAGCATCCATATATCTAATGAGTGCGTCTTTATCTCTAACTTTTTTCGGAAATGGTTCTTTTTCATACACCTCTGGATCTGCTTTTCCAGAGTAGTATTCATATCTTTCATGACGAACACTCTTTTGTATCTTCTGAGCTTTCGTTCGTAATAAAATTAAATTGTTCAATATCTCATGATATTTAGAATGCAATTGAGGAACCTTAATCGATTCTTCATGCATATTATCAATATCAATCTTACAGTCCTCTTGCCACATGGACTGAATCTTATCAAGATTTATCATGTAAAATTATTTTTGTGGGAAGTTATCTAATCGATTGCCATTTGGATCAGTTATGGT